ACAGGTCCTGCGGGCGCGGCAGGCATCACTGGCGTCACGGGAGCGACAGGACCGATTGGGCCCGCAGGACAATCAGTTGCGGGAATCAATCCCATTGCAAACTTTAGCGCGTTCACCGCGCCTGCAATAGGAACGATCGCTACACTTACAGTCGATGAAAATCGATGGCAATCAATGGGACAGATTGTCTATGTTGGAAGTGGTGGTTACTACTCTGTCATGACAGCAGCACCCTCTGGATTTGTTCAGGTCAAGAATCTCGGGTACATTGGAAATGCTGCAGCTGGTGTCACCGTATTGACGGGTCTAATGGTTGCAGGCGGACTTGCTGGTCCGACCGGCGTCACAGGGGCAACTGGTCCGACAGGGCCGATCGGAACGCCCGGAATCACAGGAGTAACAGGTGCAACGGGTCCCGCGGGCCCGACCGGTTTGACAGGCGCGACAGGACCAACAGGTCCCATAGGAACACCCGGCATTACGGGAGTCACAGGAGCGACTGGACCCATTGGTCCTCAGGGCGTTACGGGTTTGACGGGAGCTACAGGACCGACTGGTCCTGCAGGTGCGACGGGTGCTACTGGTCCAACAGGAGCTCGTGGTGTCGACGGAGTTGTTGGAATCAATGCAATCGCATATCCGCAAACATTCACAGCACCCGCGATCGGATCAATTGCAACACTTTCAGTCGATGAAAATCGCTGGCAATCGATGGGTCAAGTTGTCTACATCGGTTCAGGGGGTTATTACTCAGTCGTTACTGCAGCACCATCGGGATTTGTCCAAGTCAAAAACTTGGGTTATGTAGGAAACGTTGCAGCAGGTGTCACTGTACTTTCTGGAATGCTCATGTCGCCTGGAGGTGTTGCAGGACCAACGGGTGTCACCGGAGCGACCGGTCCAGCGGGCGCCACGGGATTAACAGGCGCAACAGGACCTATCGGTCCTCAAGGTGTCACCGGTCTGACGGGTGCAACTGGGCCCACTGGTCCGATTGGAACGCCGGGAATCACAGGTGTGACTGGAGCGACAGGACCAATAGGACCTGTAGGCGCTACAGGTGCCACGGGACCAACGGGTCCAACAGTAACAGGAGCGACCGGTCCGACAGGACCTGCAGGCATTGATGCGATCGCCCGCCCACAGACTTATACTCAGCCAGCCGTCGGTTCAATAGCTTCTCTTGCTGTTGATAATTACAAATGGCAGGCTCAGGGACAAGTTGTCTACATCGGTTCTGGCGGTTACTACACTGTTGCGACAGCATATCCAAATGGTGCAGGTCCCGCCGGATTCGTAAATGTCCAGAATCTTGGGTACATAGGAAACGTTGCAGCTGGTGTGACAGTTCTTTCTGGAATGTTGATGTCCCCCGCAGGCATCGCAGGTCCCACAGGCGTTACGGGTGCCACCGGTCCGACAGGCGCCGCAGGTCCAACAGGCGTAACAGGAGCGACAGGTCCTGCAGGAGCAGGTGCGACGGGGGCGACGGGACCGACGGGTGCTGCTGGTCCAACAGGCGTAACAGGTGCAACTGGTCCTGCAGGTGCCACGGGTCTGACAGGAGCAGGAACACCGGGTATTAATTCTGTCGCTTTCTTTGGGGGATTCACTGCGCCCGCAATAGGTGTTGTTGCAACCCTCCCAGTGACAGAAAATCGCTGGCAGTCGATAGGTCAGATCGTCTATGTTGCCTCAGGCGGGTACTACCAAGTTGCAACAGCAGCGCCCTCTGGATTTGTCCAAGTCAAGAACCTCGGATACATCGGAAATGCAGCAGCTGGCGTTACTGTTCTCTCAGGTGGACTTATGTCGCCTGCGGGAATTGCCGGTCCGACTGGTGTTACCGGCGCCGCAGGACCCACGGGAGTCACTGGAGCGACAGGACCAACAGGACCTGCAGGCGCAGGCGCTACAGGTGCCACCGGTCCGACAGGAGCAGCAGGTCCAACAGGCGTAACAGGTGCAACTGGTCCTGCAGGCGCAGCAGGTTCACCTGTTGATGTGGCACAGTTCGGTGGCGGTTCATTTGTTATGTACGGACCGTCATGTGTATCTCAGTCAGGTGCAACATTCGGTGTTTCAGGCTTCATGGTCATTTGGGATACTTCTGAAAACGTGTTCACTGGCGCAATTAGACACACGACTGTTGGAACGTTGGCTGGATCATTTTTCCTTGATAAACCCGGGTTATGGAAGATTGAGTATTCAGCCATTGCCACTGGCGTTCCAACGGGTAGAAATCTTGAGGTTATGTGGAGATTGGCATCTAATGGAAGCTTTGTTGGAGGAACTGGCATTAAACAATCATTCATCGCGTCCGAGAGAGCTGGTTCTACGCTCGACTCACAACACGGTGTTTCAAAATCGTTTGTAATGGTAGTTGCATCTGGAATGGACACACAAATGTATGCTAGAGTCGGTCATCCAGCAGGTTTTGGAACTATCGCTAGCGGTTGTTCAGGTGCATTTTTGATGATGACTGGAACTGATGTGAACATTAGTTACCTCGGTTGATCTGCTATACAACGTACGTGCAGTCCATACAATCTTGTTATGACTGATCGTGCCCCCATCTCGCTGTGTCTCATTGTCAAGAACGAAGAGGCAAACATCGAAAATTGTCTGAGATCAATCAGATCTTATGTCCAAGAGATCGTTGTCATTGACACGGGATCGACTGACAAGACGCCTGATATCGTGAAGCAGTACGCTGATGTCTTTGAAGTCTATACTGACTGCAATTATCCCGACGGAAGAATCAAGTCATTTTCGATGGCTCGCCAAAGGAGCTTCGACCTTGCGACAAAAGAGTGGGTCATGTGGGTCGATGGTGATGATATCGTTGTCGGTGCTGAAAAGCTCCCAGCGTTGATTCGTGATTATGATCAAAAGCGTCAAGGTGGAGCTGCATGTGTCATGCTTCCGTACGAATATGCACATGACGCAGAAGGAAAATGCATCTGTTTGCACTACCGCGAACGAATCGTCACTCCCCGAAGCCTATTCAAATGGTTAAATCCCGTCCATGAAGTGATGGTTCCAAAGCAGGGAACGCCAGTGACACAATTGATGTCAGAAGACATCAGGATGATCCACCGCCGCCAGCAGTCAGCAAAACACCCAGATCCATCACGAAACCTCAGGATCATCAAAGAATTCGTTGAGAACGCCAAAGAAGAAGATCCCAGACAGTTGTACTACTTGGGTCTTGAATACAGCAACGTCAATGACATCGATAATGCAATCAAGACATTGACTCGATACATTGAGATCACCGGTTGGGACGATGAAAAGTGCCTTGCATGTCTCAAGATGTGTGAACTTTACATGCGCAAAGGTGAACCACAGAACGCCGTCCAATGGGCCACAAAGGCAATCACTGTCCATGAATCATGGGGCGAATGTTTCTTTGAACTAGCGAAGTGTTACTATGTGCTCGCTGAAAAGGAACAGGATCAGGCCTTGAAGCGTCGTAGTTATGAGAAGTGCGCAACGTTTGCAAAGATCGGATTGAGCCTCCCACCCACGCACACCGTCCTGTTCGTCAATCCTCAAGAACGTGATGTTGAGATTCATCGTTATTTGAACATCTCGTTGAACTATATCGGCGACGTGGCGAGCGCTCTCGACAGCATCAATTTCGCGCTCAAACACAAACCCGATGATCAACAATTGAATGCAAACAAGAAATTGTATGAATTGCACCTCGCGAAAGTGAATGCGATAAACGAAGTTCAAAAATTGACGTCACTTGGTGCGTTTGACAAACAGACAGAAGAAATGATCTGTTCTACAATCAGTGGTCAACAATCCATCAAGATCAACGGCGTTGATGTTCCACTGAGGCCTGTTTCAGAACAGTCGTGGAAGCCTTACCGACGTCCTGAGGGTTATCCATTGAATGTGATCGAAGACGATTTTCCAAGACCCGTTGTGACGCCTCATTCTCAGGCTTGGGGCGTTCCTGAACAGTTTGTTTATGATGATCTTCCATTGATCATGTCAGATGCACAACTTCAGAATATGGTGTGTGCTGTCTGGAAAGAATTCATGTGGCACGATGAGTTGTTGTCAGCGATAAGCTTTCTCAAGAATGCTCCTTATCGTGTCAGACACAGTGACACGACTGAAACATTGCTTGCAAAGACACTGGCAATGATTGCATGGACTGACACGACGGAAAAGTTCGACGTTGGCAATGCAACGAAGACTGCTGCTGATCTCGGTGAAATGAGAACGACAGAAATGTGCCCGCTTGGAACGCCGCTTTGGGGTCAAGCTGGTGGAAGGATGCGATGGATATCAGATCGCATGCCCAAGAAGGGTGCAACGCTTTTGGACTTCGGTTGTATTGATGGGGAGATGTCAAATCGTTGGGGTCTTGACGGATATAAGGTTACAGGCTTAGACATTTGTTCGAACTCTGTCAACATTGCAAATGCGTCTGCACTCGCAAATAAGACGGGAGCTGTTCACATCAGGACGTTCTTCAAGGACGCGCCACAGATCTTGAAAGGCCAGAAATTTGATTACTTGACGTGTGCTGACACGTATGAACACATCATTCATGATCACGTTGAAGACCTATTGAAACCAGCTCGCCAACTCGTCAAAGAAGATGGAAAGATGATGCTTGTCACGCCACACGGCGCTTGGTTCAGGGGCAAGTATTTGCCGCATGTTCATCCTTGGCTTTGGGCACAAACTCGAGGCGATAGTTGGCTCGCGATCAATGATCGAGCACATGTCATTGCGCCCACTGTTTGGTCTGTCGCTGAACACTTCCGTGCTGCGGGATGGTGGGTCAGTGACTCAGTCGTTGTGATGCAGTACCCACAGGACTGTAAAGGTCAAGGAAATGTGTGTGCAGAGGCATTCCCAAATCCCCCAGCGGGATGGCCCGGAAAGGACATCGTGTTTTATGTTGGGACGGGCTCAGAAAATTGGACGCCCCACACAGTCGATGTGAAAGGCATCGGCGGATCTGAAACAGCTGTGATACAAATGGCTAAGAGATTTGCCGCTGCTGGAAATCGCGTCAGGGTGTACAATAGTTGCGGAAAGAACGGCGAGGGAATCTATCTCGGCGTTGAGTACCTCGAGTCAGAAAAATACCATGACATCAAGTGTGATGTGCTCGTCGTTTCAAGATGGGCACCGGGCCTAGACGCATCGTTGAACGTTGATGCAAAGGTGCGTTACCTTTGGACGCATGACACTGTCCCGCAGGCATTGACGCATGAACTTGCGCTTCGAGCTGATAAGATCTTTGCTCTGAGCAACTGGCACAAGCAGAACATCCTCACGTGTTTTGGATTCATACGCCCAGAACAAGTTATCGTGACGCGAAATGGCATCGATCTCGATCGTTTTGTTCCGCAAACACGAAATCCGCATAAGGCAGTCTACAGCAGCAGTCCAGATCGTGGACTACACGTTCTACTCAAGGTTTGGCCTGAGATCAAGAGGCGAGTTCCAGACGCTGAACTGCATGTCTTCTACGGATTTGACGTATGGCGAGCGACTGCAACTGGAAGGGGCGATGCTGGTCAATTAGGACTCATTGAAGAACTTACTGCACAACTTTCTAACATGGTATCAATGGGCGTGCACGCTCACAATCGAGTGAATCAGCAGACGTTGGCAACAGAATTCTGTTCATCAGGTGTTTGGGCATTTCCTACGTGGTTCACAGAGACTTCATGCATTACTGCAATGGAGGCGCAAGCCGCTGGCTTGAAGATTGTCACATCACCGATTGCGGCGCTCAATGAGACAGTGGGACCACGAGGAACGATGATCCCGGGAGATTGGTTGTCAGAAGACTATCAGAAGAAGTTCATTGATGCAACTGTTGATGCAATGCTGAATGCAACTATCGACGAGCGCATGGCACTCATGACATACGCAAAGGTAAATTTCAGTTGGGACGGCGTCATGACAGAATGGTGCAACATTTTTGATGCAGATCTAGCAGAGGTTCCTATGCCTGAGTACAAGGCCGTTGCTGCATGAAAATTGCCTTTGTGATGAGCGAATGGGCGTGTTACAAACCCATTCCAACGAATGAAATGTTCACCTCGCCACGAGGTCTGACGGGATCCGAGATCTCATTTTTGATGTACGCAAAACAGGTTGCAAAAGCGGGCCATGACGTGACAGTGTTTAGCAATTTTACGCACCAAGATATGATCTATGGGATTCAGTACACTAACATGCAATCGTTCACTGAACGTCGAAATGAAGCATGGGATGTTGCTGTTGCATGGTTGGATCCTCGGCCTCTTGTTGTTCTACCGAAGAGCGTCAAGACGATCCTGAACCAACAAGTGAATGACTTTCACTATTGTCAAGGGTGGGAAGAATACGTTGACATCGTCACCTCGCCTTCACATTCACACAGAGATCACTTGTGTACGATGTCAACATTCAAGGGTCCATGGGAGATATTACCGAATGGCGTCGATGCGTTGACGTACAGGTTGAATAGAAATTCACGCGGACACACGATGATCTATGCATCGAGTCCAGACAGGGGATTGCACTGGCTGCTTGAAGCGTTCCCAAAGATCAAGAAGAGAGTTCCAGACGCTGAGTTGCATGTCTTTTACGATTGGATCCCGTTCTATAACTCTGTTCGAAGGGGCGATTCTGAAACGTCATATCGATTACGCTATTGTAAGGAAATGTTCGATAGATTGAACGGTAAAGGCGTCATTCATCATGGATCTGTGTCACGTGAAAAGATGATTGAAGTGTTCTCAAGAATGAGGCTTTTAACCTATCCTTGTAGCACCGTTTCATATACCGAGGGATTTTCTGTGACCACCCTCGAGGCCGCCGTGTCAGGCTGCGTGCCAGTGATAGCTGATTGTGATGCCTTGGGTGAGGTGTACCGCGGGTACGTTCCCATGATAGAAAAACCGTATGCTGCTCACAAGGACGAATACATTGATCTTGTCGTGAATTTTCTCACTGATGATGTTGCATATGAAAGTGCACAGAACCTTGCGGCAACGTTGTCACATTTATACGATTGGGACGTTTTGGGAAAAAAGCTTCTGAAGATGATCGAATCATGAAAATTGTCCTTGTCATACCACCCAGTCCATTTTTGATCGACGATCGCGTCTTTCCATTCTTGGGACCGCTTCAGATTGGCGCCGTAGCAAGGGACATGGGCCACGATGTGTCAGTTGCTGACTTGACGGGTTTCAAGAGGCGACACCCTGAAGTTAAACATGCAGACTATGAAATTGTCATGGTCGAGGCAAAGAAGAATCTTCTTGAGGCAGTGAAAGGTGCAGACGTCGTCGGTTTTTATTCTTTGGCCGCTCAACATCCTCAAGTCGTTCAACTCAATGATTTTGTCAAAGAACATGCACCTGATTGTGTCAGGGTCTTAGGTGGACCGCACGCGAACACAGCTCCTGCTAGTTGCATCAAAGACGGATTTCAATATGTCATTGTCGCTGATCAGGGAGGCGGTGGCGGCGAACCGGGATTCATTGAATTGCTTCGTAGACTAGAACGACAAAAGACGTCAGTTCGAAGTCTCATTGCAGATGAGAAGATAATCAAAGTCGCATCTCGCATTGGTACGAAGTGGGAAAATGATCACTGGCCAATGCCCGCTCGTGATATGATTGATTTGAATAGCTATGTGTATTACATCGAAGGAGAACGTGCGACTAGCATTGTCTCGGCGACTGGATGTCCGTTCGCTTGTACGTACTGTTCACACTGGTCGGGTTACCGAAAGCTTGAAGCAAAGTCAGCTGAATATGTTCGCAATGAGATCAAGTACATCAAAGAACACTATGGATGGCGAGCGATCATGTTCTATGACGACGAGATCAACCTTCGTCCCGATTTCACGACTGAGTTCCTTCCCATGCTCAAAGAAGAAGGAGTCATCTGGCGTGCGTTCTTCAAGAATGGTAAGAACCTGACGAACGATTCAACGTTCAAACTCATGGTTGAAGCAGGTTGCGTACAACTGTGTACAGGTGCAGAATCTGCAAATGAGAAAATATTGCGTGATATAAAGAAGGGAGCAACGCTTGGAGACAACACGGCATTCGTAAGGCTTTGCGTGAAACACGGTATTAAACCAAAGGTCTTTACGCAGGTTGGGTTGCCGGGTGAAACACCTGATACAATTGTAGAATTGCGTGACTGGCTTACTTCAATGGCAAAAGAAGGTCTTTCAGACGCCGATGTCTCAATAACGACGCCCTATGAAGGCACGCCAATCTTCGATAATCCAGAGAACCACGCGATAACATTCAACAAAGAAGAACTTGATTTCTCGCACGATGTCGTTCTTTATAAGGGCGTGCCAGGAGAATACAAGTCATATGTTTCTCATCCTGGTTTGACAGCAGGTGCACTAGTGAAGGCTCGACAGTGGGTAGAAGATGAATTTAGGTCTGCTGCTAACTTGCAACCGTTGCTAGCAAAAGACGATGGCTAATTAAAGACAGATGTCCGTACAACAACTAAGAAATGTCAATTTTTCGAACAGTCGAGCAAATGCGACTGGTTCAACAGGCGTGGGATACACTGTGCTCGATGCAGCGGGTTCAGTTATAACAGGTCGAACAACAGCAGGTGTATATCAATTGACGTCTGGCAGTGGCCTTTACGCTGCATATGTGACGTTCCCAGACACATTTCGTGGGCAGGTCATGTGGGACACCGGCGCCGCATTTCCTACATCGTCGTACGCAGTCGAACAGTACAATTATGAAGAAAACAATCCCAGAGTTGATGATACGTGGTTGATGGTCAATTCTGTGACGGGCTCAATTCAGACGCTTTTGGACCATACAGAAGGTCGCTGGAAAATCGTGGCGAATCAAATGCTATTTTATAAAGCGGATAATGTCACGCTTATTGCAAGGTATGATCTCAAGGATGACGCTGGCAATCCATCGATGGATGCTGTGTTTGAGAGAGTGAAAATTTAAGTGCTCAATCGCATCGTCACTAGGGGAATGGGTCCTAGTCGCGGTCAGGCAGGAAATGCTGGTCTCGTGACGATGGGTTATGGAGGCATCAAGCTTTTGCTTGAACTGGGTCGCCGCATCATACGTGTCGGTCAGTCAGGTTACAAGCGTAGGCTACGTGAATTGCAATCAATCATGGTGGGTGCCCGCTTGGTTCGTGTCAATGATAATGCACCCACAGTGACAGTCAAAGGATTTGTTGAAAATGACCTCAATACTGCGCCTCGTGTGTCAATTGTTGAGCATGTTTCCACACGAGTGAGAAAGGTGTGGGAAGACGTCACTGTACGTATCAAGAGACTCAAGTGAGTGAATACTTACATCTGATGGAACCACTACACGAAACTATCGACCTTGACATTGAAGAGCACAACGAATTAGCTTTTAAGATCCAGATCGAAGGCGCAGGCTCATCGCCTGCAAAAGTCAGGCTTGTCTGTGAACAAGGAGACCTTTCATACATGTTTGCTGGGAAGCGAACGAGTGAAGACAGCGTGATCCAGTTCGTCCTGCCTCCTATGAAGGACAAGTTGACAGAAGGCGAGTACAAGAGCAGGGTTGAAGTTCTCGTTGAGAATCGTTACTTTGCACCTGTTCAATTCACGATAAACTTCAAAAAGACGATGAAAGTTGTAGTTGAACACGTGCAATTGGCCCCTCGCGTTGCGAAGCCTGAAATAACTGTCGTTGCATCGCCAGTTCAAACAAAGAAGCCTGTTGTAGTAACACCTGTTCCCAAGAAAGTCGTTCCAGAAAAATTGACGCTTCGTGAACAGTTTCAGAAGAGAAAGGCCACTGATGAATCAGAGCTTTCAGAAGAGAACGAAAATATCATCAGGGAACTAGCTCGAACGTTCATCAACAAACAAAAGAAGCGCTGATCTTGGCGGCGCCTTGAGTAAAGAATCGTAGCTGTTATGCTGTCTATACTTATCGTCAAAGGTCCGCATGCCAAGTTTCATACAAACCATAAATCCTACGCCGTTCGGATTTTTTGATTCTGACGCACAGTTTCAGCAAGAGGCTGATTCGATGGTCACGTTCGTCAAGAGAAAGCTCGGTGATGACGTATTGTCAGTCGAGCTTACGCGTAAAGAGATCTGGACGTGCTTTGAAGAAGCGTGCTGTGAGTATAGCAAGCAGATCCATGAGATGAAGATCGTTTCTGAGTTGGCGAACGTAATGGGAATGCCTACGGGATCGTTCGATCTGACGAACAAGTACCCACGCCAGACGCTAGAATTCTTGTTGAGGCAGGCAGAACCTTATGCTTCGTATGCAGGTGTCGGAGGATCTTATGATTCAACGCTTGGATACTTCGATCTTGAATCAGGCGTCCAAGACTACAACCTTTACACACAATTGAAATCGCTCGCGAGCGGGACGATCATTTATCAATCGCTCCCATCTGGTTCACGAGGTCAGATTCGCGTGCTTGAATTGTTTCACTTTGAACCGCTTGCAGCACAACAGTTCTTGTTGAATGCATCGAACATGACGAACTTCTTGGCGTCAAACTTCAACTATGAGTCATACGTCAATAGCACCGTGTTCTATACGTTGCCTATCTTTGAAGACGTGTTACGAAGAGGAATGTTGGAGTCAGCGTTCAGGGTCAGGCGTTCAAATTACAGTTACCAGATCATCGGAAGCAACGTAAGAATCTTTCCAGCGCCAGTAGTTGATCAGCAACTCGGAAAATTGTTTGCTCGTGTCTATGCAGGACCACTTAATCCATTGCAACCTTCGTCATTTCAAGACGATACGATCTATGGAATATCAGGGCCGTCGAACGTGCCGTTATCAAATCTTCCATTTTCAACGATCACGCAGCCCGGACGCCAATGGATTCGTCAATACACGTTAGCGCTTGCGACAATCTTATTAGGATTGATTCGTTCAAAGTTCCAGACTGTACCAATTCCGAATGCCGAACTTACGCTCAATGGTACGATGCTTGTGACTGATGGCCGCGAAGACAAAGAGAAACTTGTGACTCAATTGAAGGAATTTTTGGCTCAATTGACGAACTTGAAGCTCATGGAACAGCAGGCTGCGTTTGCTGAAGCAATGCAAAAGCAACTGAAATTTATTCCGCCTCCTTCAGGAAAGGCGATCGTGATTGGATAATGGCTCGTTTATTCATAGGACAGCGTGAACTGAACTTCATCTCTGACATCACAAAGGAGATCATCAAGGATGTTGTAGGTCAAAGGATCTACTATTATCCGATCTCTGAGATAAAGACGAAGGTTCATGACGTCTATAATGAAGCAACACAAAAAGTGTATGATAATCCGATCGCCATCGATTGCCTTGTTGACAAGAACTTTCAAGCTGATACGAAGATAGACAAATTTGGCGTCGATGCACAGTACAAGATTGAAGTATACATACAATACCGTGACATGGTAGAGAAGGGCATCACTATTGCGATTGGTGACATGTTTTCATTTAGTGACATCTTTTATGAGATCACTGAACGTGTGAATATGGGAAACATATACGGAATGGCCGAACAAAAGGACGGTATCAAGTTGATCGGAACGAGGGCTCGTGATACGCAATTTGAGACGAATCCGATCGGTCCAACAGATGTCACATACGATGATGCTGATGCAGTTCAGAAAACATTTGTCCAACAACGTGGTCAGAAAGAGAATAGTGAAGGTTTGACTGGTGATGTACGTGATCTTGTGAAGACGGGTGTTCTTGATGAACCTCTTAGCGGTCAAAAAGAGGTGTCGCCCAAGGGCGATCCAGAGAATGCAGGATCGTCATTTTATGATGAGTGATTCACATGACAACTAGATTCACAGCGCAAAGTCAATCATCATACGGTGTGCTTGGTCTTCCTTCGGGATATGACACCAAAGCTCGACCGACGTTGACCATTCCGTCGTGTGGAATAGATGACATGGAACGTTCGTTGTTCAATCTGTTTGACAAAGAGATCCCATTCACCGTGAGTAACAATGGTGTAGATCAAAGGCGCGTTCCTGTCATTTTTTCAGCAGGTGAAAAGTGGGCACTTTTGAAGCGCAAGAAGGCAATGCGTGACAAGAACAATTCACTCATCTTGCCGCTGATAACAGTCGTTCGAACAACGATTGAACAATCAGCAGAGGGCGACATTGCAGGTCGAGGCATCAATCAACAGACTGGTGAGATCATCGTTCGCCGCCGCCTTGACGTATCTGATCGATCATATCAGGCACTGATCAATCGACTTTTTCTTACACATCAACAAAACCTAGCTATCAGTCCACTCGACAATCCCGATGCCGGACAAGTGACGACTGATAGGACTGTAGGTGAACTTGCGCTCGATCCAAACATCGCCGCAGGCGCACTATTGATGCCCGATCGATTCAATAACGTGTATGAGACGATCGTCATTCCATCTCCTCAGTTCTACAGTGCAACGTACGAAGTGACAATTTGGGCACAGTATACGTCACACATGAATCAGATCATTGAAACATTGATCTCATCGTTTCTTCCACAAGGAAATGCATGGAAGATTCAGACCGACAAAGGTTATTGGTTCATTGCGACCGTCGATGCAAATACGTACACAGCAGACACGAACCTTGATGACATGTCTCAAGAAGAGCGAACGATCAAGTATAAGTTCAATCTGAAAGTCCCAGCCTACATCTTTGCAACGTCATCACCTGGAACACCAATTCCTCTCAAGCGTTATGTTTCTTCACCTATCGTTACATTTGATATCGGAACGGGAGAAGCAGAGTCGACAGAATCTAGTCTCATTGATGAACCATTTTTGGGTGCCGACGATCCGACGCTTCCCATTGATGATTCAAAGAATTCACGCCTAGATCAACGTAGAACAGGTCGAACACGACTCTTTGTCAATCCACAAGAAGTGGATCCACATGACCCAGCACTGACAACTATGTCTCGTGGCGGTTCTTTGGGTCGTTATAAGCGCATTGTCACGATGAATTCTAATGGCACACTTTCGGCAAAGTATGTGAAAGTTGCGACTGTAAATAAAGCAACAGGTGAAACTGTGTATGCTTCTGGAACTGACTTCGGAGGATTGAAGATCGTCGTCATTGACGATTGAAGGCTTGTGCCGCTTTCATCTTTACGTTCAATACTTATTGTTCGAATCCACACTACACTGTGTAGAGGAGAGCGGTAATGCCTGAGCAAACTTTTAGGTCTCCCAATTTTTTTGAACGTGAAATCGACCTGTCAGCACCTACGGTAGGCGGCCCAGTCGGTACCCCCGCGGGAATCATCGGCACGGCAAAAAAGGGCCCTGCATTCGTCCCAATGACTGTTGCTAGCTTTGATGAATTCATCTCAGTCTTCGGAGGACTTGATCCAAAGAAGTTTGGTCCTTATGCTGTCAATGAATTCTTGAAGCATCGTCATTCATTGACGTATATGAGGGTCCTCGGCGCTGGGGCGAACTCGACAGATACGCAGATTGCAAACACTGTCACAACTGGACGTGTTACTTCTGCTGGAATGACGCTTTTTGGAAACACGAACAATGGCGATCCACGAGGTCGTCACACAGGTGCAGTTCAATTCTTGACTGCAAAACACACGTTGCAATCGAGTGAGGCATTTGGCCTACCGATGTTCACTGACAACACGTCTTTTGCTGGAAGTGTTGCAAACATTGTGCGAGGTGTCTTGTTCATGGCATCTGGAGCAATGGCACAAGTCCTTGATGGAGATGAATCAGCCGTTGGAAAGTTCTCTGGCCTCGGTGTTGATGACACTGCGGCTGTCGTAGGAGGCAAGTTCAAGCTTGTCATTTCGTCTTCGCTCGGAAATGCATTTTGGAACACTGATGGCCAAGCTGGTGTCAGGATCTTCACGGCATCCCTAAACCCAACAGATCCAGACTACTTTGTCAAGATTTTGAACACGGACCCAGATCGAATCAACGAAGAGCAACACTTGGTGTACGCTGACTTTGCTGTCGATGACGAGCTTGCTACGGCAACAATCGTCGGTATGTTGTCAGGATCGCTCAAGACGAGCCCATCCTCTGGTGATACGACGTTGATCAGCCGTCAGGCATACGGTGCGTTCGATTCAAGGTACACGACCCCCGTCACGCCGATGTTTATCTCGCAACCCTTTGGAGCGACTGAGTATGACTTGTTCAAGTTTGAGGCGCTCGATGACGGTGAGTATGCAAACCGACTCTACAAGATCTCAATCACTAACGTAAAGGCTTCGCTCGATAACTCGAACCTTTATGGAACGTTCTCGGTGCAAATTCGTGACTGGAATGACACTGACATCAATCCGATCGTTCTTGAGCAGTTCAACAACTGTTCACTTGATCCGAATGCATCGAACTACGTTGCAAAGATCATCGGTGACAGGAAGGTCACCTTCGACTTCGACACTTCGACACTCACCGAGCGTCGCATTGTCACGTTTGGAAAGTACCCGAATCAGTCTTCACTCGTTCGCATCGTGATGTCAACTGATGTTGAGCGTTCACAAGTTCCCGTTAGGTCGCTTCCTTTCGGATTCCACGGCGCAGAACTTCTAAAGACGAATGATGCATTGACGGACACTGCACAGTCTGCTGCATTGTCAAGGATCACAGGAATCTTGAGCACTTTCGCAGCAACATCATCGTTGTCTGGTTCAATCATCCCGCCCATTCCATTCAGATTCAAGGTCACAAAGGGCGACATCCCAACTTCGGGTTGGCACGGTCAGCCTGGTTCGACAGAGCTTGCAACGACACAACTTTATTGGGGCGTCAAGTTTGAGCGTAACACTACGCCCTTGAATCCAAACCTTTCGACTGAAAAGAATGCGTGTCTTGAGTCATTCACAAAGTTCATGGGCATCAAAAAGCTCGATGTGCTTGTGACAGGTTCGGGCGCGGACACCTTCAACGTCAACAAGTTCACGATGGCCCGTGTTGCACTGTCAAACAATGCAATCACAGACTTGACTGCTTCAATCTTCGATCACATGAAGGAAACGGCATACATCAGGAACGGAAAGCCTGATACGACGAGCTACACTGTGAGCGATGGCACCCTTACAAAGAGAATTACGTTTGCAACGATCCTTGCTCAGGACACGGCTGCAAACTTCAACAGGTGGTCACCGTTCTTCAAGTTTACCACGTTCATGTATGGTGGATACGATGGTGTGAACATCCTCGACAAGAACGCTCGCCGTATGAATGACAAGTCGACTTCGTTCGATGTCGGTGGCGGTGCAGAAGGAACGTACGTTTCTCCTGGCATGTTGACGAACATGAATGGTTCTGGACAATCGAATAGCACTGTCCTGTCATACACGACGGCTGTCGATATCATGACAGATC